GCCAAACATTTTTGTAAAGGTTATGGAATAGATGTTGGTTGTAATCGTCAAGACTGGTGTTTTCCTGGTGCTATTGGTGTTGATTTAAATTTCAATGACGGTAATACAGCATACAATTTTGAATATAAAGATTTAGATTATGTTTACTCTAGTCATTGTTTGGAACATCTTCCAGACTGGGTTACTGCTTTGGATTATTGGACAGCAAATCTAAAACCAGGCGGTGTACTGTTCTTGTATTTGCCTCACTATAATCAAGAATATTGGAGACCATTCAACAACAGAAAACATATCCATATGTTCTCTACTGAAAGTATTAGAGATTACATGATTGACCGTGGTTATATTAATATTTTTAATTCAGGCCGTGATATGAACGATTCGTTTATGATTGTAGGAGAGAAAAAATGATTTTTAATATCGAAACGGGAGTATTTGGCGGTCCTGCTAGAAGTGGTGATTTGATTGCTATTGCCAATGTGGTTGCACATATGCGTAAACAGAATCCAGAAATTAAGTTTCACATGAAACAAGGTTCAATTAATTCAACCGACTATTGTGGTAAGATGTATAATTTTCTTTTGGAACATACTGACTACTTTTCAGAAACTCCAGGTGAACAGTCTTTGCCATGGAGAAAAGTAAATATATTTGATTTCCGTGATATCTCTGGTGACCAAGTTATTATTAAAAATGACAAAGAACAAAAGAAGAAAATTGTTGTGTGTCCAGTCCTCGATGCACCATATAATCAATATCGTAATTGGCCAGAGTCCACATTTCAGAGTATCATTGGCAAATTTGGCGAAGAACAATATAAAGATTATGAAAAGGTGATATGTGTTTCTCCAAATATAGCACTCAGACCAATTGATGACTGGCAAATATCCACGGATTATGATACCAATCTAAATCATATTTTAGAGGCAGAAATCTTTGTTGGTGGTGATACCGCTACGTCCCACTTGGCAGGTTCGCTTGACAATGGACCTAAGGTTATGTTATACTTCTATTCCAGTCGAGCATTGGTTCATTCTTTCCCAATGCACTACCTAAATGGTAGAGGCAAACTTATTACATATTGGTTAGATTTTGAAGGTACTACTTGGAGTTGAAAATGAGTAAAAACGTATTGATTACTGGCGGTGCCGGTTTTATTGCACATCATGTTATTGACAAGATGCTTAAAGAAACAGATTGGAATATTACTTGTCTGGATCGTTTGGACATTTCTGGAAACTTAAATCGTTTACATGATATGTTACAAGACCATGACCCAAAAATTATTTCTTCCCGTTTGCGTATTGTGTTCCACGACCTCAAAGCCGAACTAAATGAAATGATTGTCAAAGACATTGGTCAGATTGATATCGTTTTACATTTGGCTGCCGGCAGTCATGTAGACCGAAGCATTGAATATCCACTAGAGTTTGTACAAGATAATACTGTTGGTACAGTTAATATGTTAGACTATGCTCGTAAGCATTTGCCTAACTTAGAACGATTTGTATATTTCTCAACTGATGAAATTTTTGGTGTGGCACCTCCTGGTGTGGCATACAAAGAATATGACCGATACAATTCAACAAACCCGTATTCAGCAAGTAAGGCTGCAGCAGAAGAATTCTGTGTTGCTTATGAGAACACTTACAAGATGCCTATTGTAGTTACACACACAATGAATGTGTTTGGTGAACGTCAACATCCTGAGAAGTTTATTCCAATGTGTATTCAGCGTGCTCGTGATGGTGAGAAAGTATACATTCATGCCAATGCTGATTGTACTGAAGCAGGTACTCGTATGTACATTCATGCCAAAGATGTAGCAGAAGGTCTAATGTTTATTCTTAATAATTTACCTAAAGATTATAAACATACTGGTGATTATGGTTGGGCTCATTGTCCTAAATTCAATCTTGTTGGCACAGAAGAAATTGATAACTTGTCTTTGGCTAAGATGATTGCTGAAGCACAAGGCAAAGAACTTAATTATGAAATGGTTGATTTCCACGGCAGTAGACCTGGCCACGATTTACGATATGCACTTGATGGTGGCCTATTGAAATCTTTAGGATGGGAACCAAAGATTAAGTTGAGTGAGCGTATTAAAGAAATGACACTTTGGACATTGGAGAACAAGCGTTGGCTTCACTAGGAATATTCCATTGGAATAAAAACAATAAATCGGGGCTTGATGCCTCGATTGCTTCATTCCGTAAATTTCATCCAGACATTCCATATTTCGTATCAGTTGATGGTGGTAGCGTAGACCAATACGACATATGTAAAAAACATAATGCAATCTATTTGCAGAATGTTTCCACTCTTGGTTATCCTTCTCAACATTGGGGATACAATAAATTTCAGATTTATGAATTTATGAAGCGCATCATGATGGCCGCTATTGCTATGGGTACTACACACTTTATGTTTTGTGAAGATGATGTTATCTGTTTAGATAAAATTGAATTTGATGAATCTTGGGAAATTGCTTCATACGATACTCGTTATGTTGATGGAGTATTTGTTGGCCATAATGCGTTTAGTTATATACATGATGAAATACAAGATGAGATTAGGAGGGTTTCTGGTGTAAAACCTAATCACCCATACTATGGTGCTGGTGCCGGTACAATTATGAATACTGCAACATTTATTGAAAACTTTTACAAGTATATGAATTTTTTATCTGTAAATTTTGACAAGTTTCATGCTATTCAACACCAGTTTGGTTGGAATGATTATTTCTTACAGATGTTATTCTTTGTTGCAGGTAAACCGTATTCAATTAATCCTCGTTTACACAATATTCATCCTGAAGATCCAAATACTGATTTAAATGCTATTAAAGAAAAAGGTTTCTATATTGCACATAATTATAAGAATTTTTATGAAGGTAGACAATGAAAATTAGATTATACAACCACCACTATCTAACCGATGATGGTTCATGGGTTTATATCTTTATGGACCAAATGAAGCAATTAGAAGATTTTGGTTTGTATGATGAAATGGAAGTTCTTAGTTATACGGCATTAGGTAATCAAGAACAAATTAAATTGTTCAAAGACCTTTGTGCTTTGTATCCCAAAATTGAGATTCATGAAATTCATAATGATGTAACTGGTGAAGAATTAAAGGACTTCTCTAGCGCAAAAGGCCAAGAACAAAAGAAATTTGTATTTGAAATTCCAACAATTAAAAGAATGTGGTTAGATGCACAAACACAAGATTTTTATGGATTGTATTTTCACGGCAAAGGTGTTACAGCATTTAACAATGCCTTTAAAGTTGGTGACGTTGCCAAGTTTAAGAACTATTACTACTGGAGAAAATATCTAGAGTATGGTTTTATTGAACGATGGAAAACTTGTGTTGAAGCTCTAGAACGATACGAAACTGCGGGTATCAATTTAAATCACGATCCATTCCTACATTATAGTGGTAACTTCTGGTGGTTGAGAAGTGACTACATGAGAACATTGGATGACATTGAAGATTCACAATGGTGGAAAGAGAATAAACAACCATATCATTTGGACAGAATGATTGCTGAATTTTGGCCGTTATCTAAAGCTAATAAAATATTCAATATAGATAGTCCACCACTAAGGCTTTGTTCACCAAATCCTGGTTTATATTCTGAAACATATATGAGAAAATATTATGATAGAGAACTTACAAGAAATTAAAAAGTGTTTAGCGTGTGACCATGATAATTTGAAGATGGTCTTAGATTTAAATAACCAGCCCCTCGCCAATTCTTACAAAAACAGTAAAGACGCTGTTGAGGATTCTTTTCCATTGGCGATTAAGGTGTGTCAAGTTTGCCACCATGTTCAACTGACACATATTGTTAATCCAGATTTAATTTATAAAAATTATTTATATGTGAGTGGTACAACAAAAACTTATGTTGATTACATGGATTGGTATGCTAAATTTTGTATTGAAAAACTTGGCCATACACCATCTTCAGTATTGGATATTGGTTGTAACGATGGTTCACAATTGGATAAATTTAAAGCTCTTAATGTTGATACCTATGGTGTTGATCCAGCTGAAAATTTATATGAAACATCTTCAAAAAATCACAAAGTAACTTGTGGTTATTTTGATGATAAGTACAACCGCAGTCATGACATTATTACAATACAAAATGCTTTTGCGCACAATCCAAATCCTTTAGAGTTGTTAAAAAACTGTAAAAAGAATTTGGAGATTGACGGACTATTGTTTATTCAAACATCACAAGCAGACATGATTTTGAATAATGAGTTTGATACAATCTATCACGAACACATTTCATATTATAATATTAAATCGATGATGTTCTTGTGTAATCGTGTTGGATTGAATTTAATTGATGTGGTAAAAACACCGATTCACGGAACAAGTTATATCTTTATTATTAGTGCTGACAGGTCTGCACCAAATACAATCAAGAATTTAGTTGAAATGGAAACTGCTGCTGGACTATACGACAATTTCACTTATACAAAATACACTTCAAATTGTATTGAAAAAGTTGCCAATTTTGCCGAGAGAGTTGAATACTGGCGTGACCAAGGTTATAAGATTGTTGGTTATGGAGCCCCAGCAAAAGGAAACACATTCTTAAACTTTGCCAGAATACCACTTGATATTATTATTGATGACAATAAGTTGAAACAAGGTTTGTTTACACCTGGTTCATCCATTGAAATTGTTGGTTCTGAAATTCTTGGTACATATACTGAGGATGATAAAGTATTATTTATTCCTTTGGCTTGGAATTTCTTCAAAGAAATCAAACAAAGAATTTTATCAGTCCGAAACAATCCAAATGATGTATTTCTGAACATCCAAGACCTATAAAAGCCAACAATTTTTGTACTATGTATCGAAGCCAATCTTTCCACAGGTTGGCCATAGTACTTTAAAACTTGGATAAATAAGTAGACCGGCAACCAAAGTGTGTTGCAATCTGGAAGGAAAATAATGCAATCGTTTTTATCATTCTTAAAAGAAGAAGCCAGCGAAGGTTCTGAACTTAAGCATATTCATCATGCTGAGGACCGTCCTTTAATGCACGGCCATGCTGGTTTTGAACACGCTCATGCGGCTTTAACTAAAGCTCATGAACATATGACCGGTGGCCACAAGAATACAAATTTAACAATGAAATACGATGGTTCTCCATCGATTGTATTTGGTCATCATCCTAAGAATGGTAAGTTCTTTGTGGCAACCAAGTCTGCCTTCAATAAGAATCCTAAGATTAACCATACAGAAAAAGATATTGATAGGAACCATGGTCACGCTCCGGGTTTAGCACATACTCTTAAACACGCTCTCAAACATCTACCAAAAGTAACACCTAAAACTGGTGTATTCCAAGGTGACTTGATGCACCACGCCGATACCAAAACCCTACACGAAGGTTATATTGTAGAAGCCAAAGGCGATGTTTCTTTTACTCCCAATACAATCACTTATACCGCCAAAGGTAAAGAAGCAGACAAGATTAAAAAGTCTAAGGTTGGCGTAGTGGTTCATACACAATACAGCCATGACTTAAAACACAATACTCCTCATGTAGATACAAGCAAATTTAAAGAGCATCCGGATGTTCATATTCACGGTGCAGAACATGATACAAGCAAAGTAAAACATTCTGCTGAGAATGAAAAACACTTCCAAAAACACATGGCGGCCGCCAAAGATATTCACGATACTCATGGTCACAAAATGTACGATGCCGTTCATCCAAAACATAGCGGAGAACACGGACATCTTGCTACATACATAAACAAGACAGTAAGACATGATGAAGTTCCAAGTGTTAAGGGATTCAAAGAACACTTACATGGAGAACATGAAAAACAAGCCGCAAAAGTTAAGACCGATAAAGCCAAATCTGAAAAAACTGGTGAAGGCAAGAAACAAGTTGCTCACGTTGAGAAACATAAAGAACATTATGGAAACCTATTTTCGATGCATCATCATTTACATCAAGCCAAAAATGCTTTAGTTAAATCCCTAGAAACGCATGAGGGACACTATCAGCACCACATCGCAGGTAAGAAGTCTAAACCTGAAGGTTTCGTAGTTCACCACGATAATCAACCAACCAAATTGGTTAACCGTGCTGAGTTTGCTAAACAGAATCTTTTAAAAGTTCGTAAATGAAATCGTTTTTAGAATTAGTCGAAGAATCAAAACAAGGTGAGAAACACCATGTGTTCACTTTTGGCCGGATGAATCCGCCAACTGCAGGACATTTAAAATTAATTGACAAAGTGAAAGAAGTTGCAAAACAACACAATGCCAGCCATACAGTTGTTACTTCACATTCACAAGATGCCAAAAAGAATCCTTTAAGTGCTAAAGAAAAAGTTAAACACTTGCAGAAATATTCTCCTGGTACACACTTTCAAGCTTCTACAAAAGAACATCCTACATTCTTACATCACGCAGAAAAGTTACACAAACAAGGTGTAACTCATTTACATATGGTTGTTGGTTCTGACCGTGTAAAAGAGATGAAAGAAAAGTTACACAAATACAATGGCACACACAAAGGTGCTTTACATAACTTTAAAAAGATTACTGTACATTCTGCCGGCCATCGAGATCCTGATGCAGAAGGTACCGAAGGTGTGTCTGGTACCAAGATGAGAGAACACGCAAAAAATAAAAACTTTGGTGAGTTCCGTAAAGGTGTTCCTGCTCATGTATCAGATACTCATGCAAAAGAATTAATGCATGACACTCGTAAGGGTATGGGATTACATGAGTCCTATAATCGTGGACTATTCAAAGCAATCTTTGTAACTGGTGGTCCAGGATC